ATGCAGAGGGGGGTCTCATTTTGCGAGACCCCTCCCCCGGTCAAACATTTTTTTGAAAGCGTTGTCACATCACAGAGACATGATACTCCTTCCACAGAGGACATTGTCACCACATGTTCCATCACCAGTCACATCTATTAAGTTGTTGAGTAAAGTCAGCGTGCCTGAGTTAGTGTCGAGTCTTCCTTCACTCTTGTATGCATTCCCGACACGTTCTCAGTAACGATGTCCTTGATAGCTTGCTGAATCGCCATGTGCTGGTCCTCATCAGAGAGGTTTGGCGATGTGTGTGTCACTCGAGCCAACAACGAAAGAGAGTTGTAGCGATCCCAGTCCCAGGCGAACCACTCATCGTACTGTGAGAAAGGACTGTATGGATTGTCGATAGTCGTAAGCATGTAGTTGTCCATCAGTCTCCTTCCTCACCACCAACAGCCTTCTGTGCTGTAGACACAGAGACACCAAGAACGTCAGCAATCTCTGCCCATGAGTAACCCTTTGCATGTAGGCTCCTGGCCTTAGCAGTACTGGCAGGCGTCATCACAGGTTCGTTCTTAGGTGTAGCTAGCTTCTTGACCTGATCTAGATCCGCATAGGTCAGGATCTGAGCTAACTTATGGGCGGTGATAGCACGTGCTTGAATGGCTTTCCATTCGGCATCAGTGATCTCAAACTTATGCTTGTCAGCACCCGTTCTCATACGGGCTGCAGACAAGGCCTGAGACTTAACCCTTTTGAGTTCTGCTTTGTTCTCTCTCAACTTGAGAGAGGGATCATCGCGGATCTTCTGCCGAACAGTGGCATTTGCTATGACCTGGGCTTGTCTTTCGAGGGGGGCGTTTCTCAGAGAGAGGTCCAATTTGGCTTGTAGGGAGGACACTTCGTTCTGATACGTCGCCTTCGCAGAGGGCGAGTAAGGATCTGGTTTGATCTTCACTAGTTCTCTACGTGCTTGGTTGGCCAGAGATTTCAGTCGGTTGGAGTGGTCTGCATAGACAGTCTCGATAACAGTACCCGTCGACAAGGTACGTGCATCGTCAGTCTCAGCAAGCTTTGTCGACTCCGTCTTTTCAACCTTGGTATGTACTTTGCCTTTGGAGTCAACCCACGTCTTGACCTTACCCGTTTCCTGGAATACCTTCTTGCCCGTCTTGGGATCGATAGCACCAGGACGATCGGGAGACCATTGCTTTCTCTCGTTGACATCCAGTCTCGATTTAGCTCTCGAGATCAGAGTCGAAGCACCAGCAACACGGGAATCAGAGTGATCTGTCTGATACCGTTTCACAAGCGCGGCAATTCCATTAGCCTCGTAAGACTTCTTGTAATTTAGTTTGTGTTTCTCAGCATCGATGACCACCATCGAATGCCGAACGGCACGAGCAAGTTCGTCGTTGTTAGCACCCCTGATGCTCATGTCCGTGATCAGGTTCGAGATCTTTCCCATCTCGAGGCCCTTCTCATACGGAGTCATGACCTTCATGCCCTCGTAGTAGGGGTACTCATCCTTAGGACTGAAATTCTTCAGACCTTCCAACGGAGGCTTAGTTCTGATTTTTCCCAAGTTATTGGGAATCACCAGAACAGTATCACCATCGAAGTCCGCACCGGACAGTCGCTCAGCAACCTTGCTATTGATCCCGATAGCATCACGAGAATCGCCAAGCAACTTGCGTGCTTCAGGATTCTTGTGACTGACTACGAGTTCGGGGATCTCGAAAGGCCCAGCATGAGGAAAGCGAATCAGAACAACTCGCTCACCAGGACGGAAGTTAGGAGCATAGACTTCGTTGTCCTTCAGACTGTTCACAGGAAGTATGACCTGCGTCTGCTGGCGAGGCAGATGAGCAGCCTTGAGATGCACGGCCGACGAGTCGGCACCATCAGCATAAGCCTCGAGAAGCTTCTTGCGGACAGATGGGTTGTTCAGACGCAAGATTGCGTCGAGCTCAGACTTCTTCGCGTCATAGGTAATTTGAAGCTGTTCTCGAGCGAGTGGCGGTCTTTGCTTGGACAGCATCTGCGATGGAAGGTTGCGTGACCAGGTTTCCCACTTGCCTTCTTCGTTAACCTTGTTCATGACCGAAGTAAGCTTAGTGATCCGTCCTGTTGCGTCACGCTCGCCAATTTGCCCTGTGGGTCCGATGGTTGCGCCAAACGGATTGTCTTTGTCGATAGGACCCGTAAACTTAGAGGAATCACCGGGAGGGTCACCAGGCGCCTTCAGCCTCTTAAGAGGTTTCATGGCGTCGAGCTTGTTGCCCGTGTCGCTCTTATTGGTGTTGAACTGAAGATCCACACCGTCAGGGAGATCGTCCTTGTAGACGGCCATACCCTTCAGGTAATGACTACCATCGACCATGATACGGACTTGCGCATATCGTCGACCGCCCAGTGATACATCGTTCACGCCAGGGCGAACGTAGATCACGCCATCCGCATCAGCACCACCGTCTTTGTCATACCTGATTCCCACACGCTTGGAGCTAATAGACAGGGGAGGATGCATGCCAAGTAGCGTTACGCCACCATCTTGAGAATACTCGCTCAGCTGGTCTATCTTGTCGAGGTTACGATGGACATCGATCCAGTCATTACCAGGTTTGGTCAGAACTTTAAGGATCGTTTTGTTACCCGTACCAAGTTGCTCGATCTGATCCTTATGAACTCGATACCCTTCGTCCTTCAACTGCTGAAGAGCACTGCGTAGCTTCGTGCTGGTGATGCCGAGTTGATACTCGACACCCGAACCGACATCGATGAATTCCTTCTCGTCTACTGCCTTGCGGAGGGCATTGGTGACGTTGTCGATAACCTTTGCTTTACGCTCTTGGCTATCCTTGAGTAGATTGCGAACCTGGGACTCGCCGGAGACCTGAAACCCAGCCTCGCGCATGCGTGCAGCAATGGCCCCGTTTGAAAGTCCCTTATCCTTGAGCTTACGGGCCATGTGGATCTCGTCCTGTTTGCGTTCGTTACGGACGAGAGTACGAATGTCACGAAGTTGAGTGGTGGTGACACCATGCATTTTGGCAGCCTCGGTGTCACCGACACCAAACTTCCGCTTGGTTTCCTCAATATCGTCGAGGAGGCTGCGATTGCGTTGCGATTGCGGATCATCACCAGAGCCCCACGGATAACGTCCAGAGTGTCGAGGAGTTCCATAGTGCGCAAGGTACTCTTCTTCTGGGATAGTGACCACTACAGATCCTCCTCTCTCAATTGCGCCACCAGTGCAGCTTGTGTTTTGACTCGATCCATGATCATAAATACATCGGCTGGATCTGGTATCAGCTCAAAGACCTCGTCATTCTGATAAATACGTAGAATGATTTTGATCTCGGCTGGGTTGAAGCCATATTCGAAACAGAAAATAGCAGCATAAATCAACAGCTGCCGCATGTCTGCTTCGGTCACACCAGTCTTGAGATCGCTGATGCGCAAAGTATTGTCACGAAACCCGCATGCGTCTGCGGTACCAAAACACTCTGGAGAATAGAACAGAGGGACCTCAGGCGTCATAAAGAAGCCGATACAGTCGTTGATGTATCGACTTAGCGTGGTTCCGTTATCGGCCTGTTTAATGCCCAGAGTAATGGCTTGCTGGGCATAGGCGTGTAGATCGATTCCTCTTTGCGTCTGTTGTGCTTGGAAAAAGACGCGTCGAAGTTTGTCCTCGTCATATTCCAGCCAGTGATACTTACTGGGACTAAGAAAGGCGTGTTGCCTGATGATGTTCGTATGCTTGTTGAAGCTCATCCAGAACGGCCTCTTCGTTTTCAGGACAGATGAACGCCGCGAAGCACATGCCGTCCAATCTACCGATGTAGTACTGCTGATTCGGTTGACGACGTGCTCTCATGCTGGTCTTGGCCTCGAGAGTGGCCCAGAAACCTCCCTCGAAAAGGATTCCCATGTCGGGGATACCTTGCAAGAGAGCTGCGTCAAGACGAACCACCAAACAGCAACGATCACCGAAGCGTCGGTAGATTTCTTTGGTCAGTCTTGTTTTGTATTCGCCCTCAAGCAAGATATCCCCTTCGAGACGGCCGTATCGCACGAATTACATGGCTTATTCTATCCCTCCTATTACAATGTATGTTTTTCGAGCGATACGATATCTAACTTTTCAGACGACCTCACGGAAGTACTGACCCGTGGGCCAGACGTACGAGTTGTTCTTCATCGCAAGGTAGATCATGAAATCCAACAACCCATGAGTCGTGGCCGCGTGCATGCTGTTCTTGTAGAGGTCGCCCGTTTCCATGTCCTCGATAGGGTTGGCGATTGTTGCGTGAACATCAGAGAACTGTTTGAAATACTTACGTGCATACCACAGCGGTCGCCACATGAGATTAACGACATAGTTGTTCTCTCGATCACCGTCAAGATTGATCGGCGTATCGAAAGCTGCGCGAATCTTCCCGTCAGGTTGCATGGGGGGCGGAAGAAAAGCACGAGCGACCAACAGGGGGAGTGATCGCTTGTACTGTGTTCCTTGGAGCATCAACCCAACAATCATCACACCACTCGAGTTACGCGTCGGTGTGATAAGGCAATCCCTTTTCTCGTTCCGTACTCTTCCCCAATCGCTTACCGAGTAGTAGGGGAAATCGCTTATCTCACTCCAGCGCTCTTGTACGGATGAGAACTGCGCATCTTGTATCATGTGAGAGGGGCTCACCTTCTATGTGTAGCTCGGTCTTGACGAAAAGTCCGGTATGTCTATCTCGGTCAAAAACCAAAAAAAAAGCCCAAAACTATTTTAAAAAAGCGCTATACAATATCTAGATATCCACATGAGTTTCCGTGTAATAGTTTTTAGGTTTTTTTTTGATTTCTGGCAGAGAGATTTATACCAAAGTAGGACATACAAGACCACGTCTGTACCGAAACCTTAAGAGAACCTTAAGTTTTCCTTAAGTCCTGTTTTTTTTGCGACACGATATCTAACACCCCAATATGACCGCTTATGTCCGCTATCGTACGATCCAGTCATGAGCCTCCTCGTCATTTCTGTCAAAAGTGGCAGCAGAATTGACAGGACCGGATTCGAACATTTTCATGTATTTGGCTTCGTTAAACGTCTCCTTCGCCTTCAAAGATCGCCCAATCGCACGGTCAATCATCGAGTCCGACGTGAAGTCGTAGTACCACAAATCTG